GATCGTGGGTGATCAGTACGTCCCGGTACTGCGTGCCGCTGGCACCGGGGATTGCCCTGGCAGCAGCCGAGGACTTGCCGAACTGGTCCGCGATGGCGGCGTGTGCGGCGGTCAGTGCCGCGTCGTCCGGGCCCTGCCACGGGTCGTGGCTGCCGTAGATCGGGGACACGGAGCAGTCACACGCCGGGTGGATCGCGGCGAGCTGCGCCTTGTGGTAACGGCCAGAGGCAGCCACCACGCACAGCGCGCACGAGTAGGCGCCCTCAAGCACCCGCCGATACCCGGTCACCCGTGGATCGTGGGTCAGCACGTCCTGGGAGGTCCGGACCTTCGTCAGTTGCAGATCGGTCAGCCCAGTCTGCACTGCGCGGTCTTCGCCGGCCTGGATCGCCTTCTCGATCGACCCTGGCTCGTTCGGTAGGTCCGCGAGCTGCCGCCACACGAGGTGGAACGGCCTCCCGTACACCTCGGCCGGGTCGGTGCCGTTGCGGGCAGCCGCACCGGTCACCTTCGCCGGGTCCACCGCAGCCGGACGGAACGGTGAACCGAGCGCCGTGGCCTGATGCTGCGCGAGGTAGGCGGCTGTCAGCGAGGCCATCTGCTGCTGCGCACCCGTGACCACCGGGACCGCTTGGGAGACGAACTGGCCCATCTGCGCGTTGCGGTAGGTACCGAGCGACCGCCACAGCGCGGTCAGGAACCCCGTCAACTGATCCCGGAGCTTCTGCGTCGTCGCCTGGTAGGTGTAGACCAGCGCAGCAGCCTCGGCGAGGTGCTGCGCCGTCTGAGAGTTAGGCGGTGGGGGCTGCGTCATTGCTGATGTTCAGCGACGAAGCGCCAGGGTCCGGCGTAGCGTCGGGCGGGGGAGGCAAGCTGGGCTGCTTCGGCGGACCGGCAGGAGCAGCCAGCGCGGCCAGCATCGCATCCGAGGACCGCTGCGCCGACGCGATAGCCACCTCAGCCGGGTCCATCTGCCAGATCAGCCGCATCTTCTGAGCCCACGGGAGAGACGTCGCCAACGAGTCGGCCTGCGACTTCTCCGCCAGCGAATACCGCTCCGCCGGAACCCAGTCCACCGTGATCTTCTCGACCGGCGAGCGCGCGTCGTCGCCCATCATCTTGAAGCCGATAGAGATGACCTCGGCCCACGACCGGCCAGCGATCCGGTCCCGGTCCTCCACCTTGAACACCAGGCCCTCGCGCTGCAACTGCGCACCCTCAGCGGACTGGTTCGCCGCGTCCGGGGTGAACATGGAGAACGGTGTCCGGGTCACCACCGCCAGGTGCATCGCGTCGGCCTTGACGGCGTCCAGGATGCCGCCGATATCGGCCTGCGTGGACTCCCAGATGTGGGCACCCACCGGCAGTCGCCACAGCGCACCAGGGTCGGCGGAGAACAGATCGTCGTAGTCGATCTCGTTGCCCGCATCGTCGTGCGTCGGCAGTCCGCGGGGGTCGTTCGGGTCATCCGTCGCGGAGTCCGCGAGGATGATGGCCCGCTGCTTGAACGCCTGCAACGTCGCGATGACGATGCGCTGAAGGATCATGTGGTTGATCCGGTCCAGCAGGTCCAGGTGAAGCTCGAACTCTCCGACGTGGTCCCGGTTGCCGAACGGCACGACCGGGATGTCCTGGACCGTGTAGGTCTCGGACCGCTCCTCGTCGATCGTGAACGACGCAGGTGAGAACGAGACCTTGGTCAGCGGCGCCGGACCCGTCAGGTTCTGCTGGGTCGGCGGCGCTGGACGCGCCTGCCGGTCGCGGGTAGCGACCACCTTGCGGCCCGGCAGCCACAGCACGGCCACGTCCTGGCCGGCCATCGGGTCGTTGTAGAGCTTGAACGCGGCCACCGTCTTCAACGGGTTGCCCGGGTCCTGGATCGCCACGACCTGCCGCGGGTCCTCGACGGTGATGATCGGGAACTCGCCATCGGTCTCAGCCTCGGCCAGCGACGCGAAGCCCATGCCGAACGTCGCCATCATGCGGTAGACGTCGGACTGGAAGATGTCCAGCGCGTTCGCCTTCCACATGGCCTGCGCGCGCTCATCGCCGTTGTCGGTGGCGTCGGCGGCGGTGCGGATCGACCGGACGGCCATTCGCTCCACCATCGCCTGCACGATCACGTCGGCGAAGTTGGACCGCGCCACCCGCTGGAAGCGGTGGAACGCCGACCGCAGCGCCTCGGAGCCCAGGACGAGGTTCGGCCGACCGCAGCGGTAGTCCTCGAGGATCTGGAACCGCTTCTGCTCGGCGGCGAGCTTCCGCCACAGGTACTGCATCCACCAGCCGTCAGACTGAGGTTCAGTGACGTCGATCGCCACGCGGCCTCCTGTCTGAAGTCATCGAAGGCGAGCCGGAACGGACACCCGTTTGCGTTGCGCGGCTCCAAGGCCCTTGGCGACGGCATCCAGCCGCGCCTGCCACGCGAGGATTGAGGACACGGCGGCGTCGATCTTGTTAGGCGAGTCGGGGGAACTCTTCGCGATCTGCACCCCGGACCGGGACGAGCGGCGGCGGGCGTTCAGCACATGCCGGGTCAGGACCGAGGACCCGTCGTGGGTCATCTCCCCGTCCACGATCGCGCTGTAGAGCTTCTCCGTCGCAGCGACCACCAGCAGTGGCCGGTTCATCCGCCACTCGATCGGATGCTCACGGGAGGACTTCACTGTCAGCCGGGCGCCGTACTTGGCCTCCCAGGCAGCCACGAACGTCTCCCACAGCGCGGAGTCGGCGTAGAACCCGACCACGTTGTACCGGGAGAACGTCGAGTGCAGCTCAGCCTCCACCTCGACAGTGGGGACCTGCCACTCCCGGTCGTTGTCCGGCTGCTCCCACACGCGCACCGGGAACAGGTGACCGTCGCTCACGCGGCAGGCGACCAAGGCAGTTGCGTCAGTGACGCCACGCGACCTATGCCGCGACCCGTCGAACCCGAGCGTGATGACATCCCGATCAGCGACCACGATGTCCGGACGGGCTCGAGCGGCCCACTCGTACTGCGTCACCCAGGCGTCATCCTCCGACGACACCTGATTGAGGTAGAACCGGCGGGCCTCAGCGGGTGGAGTGCCGAGGTCGTAGATCTCGGCGATGATGCGGTCGATGTTGACCCACGGGTAGTCGCCGTACAGGTGCGTCAGGCCGGCGCGGAGGTCGTCCTCGTTCCCCAGGTCTTCCACACCCGCCTGCGGATGCCAGCGGAGGATCGACTCGTCGAGGTTGAGGTCACCCTCGGCCACCAGATCGGCGTACTTCGACGTGTTCTCAGCGACCGACAACTCGCCGGCCACCCACGTGTTTGTGGTCTCGATCGACCGGCCGTCCATCTTGCCGAGGTTGCGGCGGATCGTCGTCGCCAGACGGTGCCCACCGTTGGACTTCGTCCACAGGTGCGTCTCGTCCAGGATCGCCGCAGTCAGTCGCGCACCCTCGCGGGACGCTGCCGACGCCGTAACCGGCTGGAGCTTCCCCGTCCGCGTCAACACCCGCGTGATGCCAGTGTCGAGCCCCGGAACATGCCGCGACGCCGGACCCTCACGGAGCATCGAAAGAACCAGCGTCATCGTGTTGTCCGTCTGGTCCTGCGACACCGCGGCAAGCTGCACCAGCGGCGACGGGTGAGGCCGGCCGACAGCGCCACCAGGCTCGTCGTCGTCGAAGTGGTCGAACACGACCGGCCCACACAACTCGCAGCACGACAGCGCGGCGGCGATCGGGGACTTACCCGACCCCTTCGGCAGCACGATCTGACCGCGGCGGAACAGGAACCGGCCGTCCTCGTCCAGCGCGTACCACCAGGCCACCATGCGGCCCTGCGACTCGCGGAACTGCCACGGGCCACCGGCCTTGTCGCCATCCGGCTGCGCCAGCTCCGTCTCGGCCCAGATGATCACCTGGAAGCCGAGCGTGCGGATGCCGTGGTCGGACGGCCAACCCTCCGGCAGACCATCCGGCGCCAGCGGAGGAAGCGCCGCCACGATCAGCCGTTAGAGACGAGGCGCGGCTTGTCCCAGCGAGCACGCACAGCAGCCCGCGCCTTCTCCGACGTCTCCTGCTCCGCACGAGCAGCATCGCCGGCCGTCTGCGGCAGCTTCAGAGCCTTGAGCAGCGCCGATAGGACCGAACGGTGCTGCCGGATCTCCGACACCAGCGGCGAGGCCACCAACTGACCCTGTGAGCCCCGGACCATCAGATCCGAGTCACGTAGCGCATCCTCGAGCCGCTGCACAAGGTCAGCCTCGCGGCACGCATCGACCAGCATCCGCACCGTGTCCGGACCCATGTCGCCATGCAGCTCCGTCACCGAGTCCCACAGTCGGCCACCCTCGTCACCGAGCAGGGAAGGCTTCGCGGGGGTAGCAGGCATCGCGAAATCTCCTCCCAGGTCGGCACAGGGCAACTCAGAGGGCCAGCGGATACGCCAGCGACGACGGATGGGAGCGAGGCGAAACCTAGCCAGGCTGTACGTACGGCCGGAGCCGCAGCACGTTCCGTCTCCTC